TTGGTGCGAAAGTATTTCTTTGCGTTTGAGCAGGCCTTTTATAAAAATCATTCCAAGTTCTTCTCAGCAGTTGGTATCAATCCAGAGAGCTATGAGTGGACCGTTGCATATGATAGACTTAGATCCTATGGATCTGACTGCATTGCTGGTGACTTCTCTTGTTTCGATGGAACATTGATGGCTGACTTGATGAGTGAGACTGGTGAAATAATTAATGATTGGTATAAATTGGCTGGTGAACAAGATGATGAAGCAACACTTGTGAGAAGAGTATTGATCGATGAAATGATTCATACGTATCAATTGGTTCAGAACTGTGTTTATAAAAGTCACCAGGGAAATCCTTCGGGGAATCCATTGACAGTTATTATCAATACAATTGTGAACGCATTTTATATGCGCTTGGCGTGGATGGAAATTATGCGGAAACAGAAACCTTTGTTGGCAACTATGGATGCTTATTCCCAAAACGTGATGGAAGAAATGTATGGTGATGATAACCGACTTGTCATTAAGAGACCTATGTTGGAATTTTATAATCAGAAAACGATAACAGAATGTTTGGCGACACATGGAATAACTTACACAGATGAAGAGAAATCTTCTAATGTTGTGGCGTCAAGAAAACTACTTGATACATCTTTTCTAAAGAGAAAATATAGATTTGATGAAGAGGTTGGGAAAGATATTGTTCTCCCCGTGATGAGTATTGATACTATAACATCTTTGACCAATTGGTATCGTGATGCCGATGATGTTGAAACACAATTGCAGTCAAATCAAAAAGCTGCACTTGACTTTGCCTTTTTCCACGGAAGAAAGTTTTATGATGAATTTGAATTGAAATTCAGTAACAAGCTTCGGGAAAATAACATGAAGCCCCTGAGTATAACATATGACGAACAGTTAGATAAGTTTCTAGCTATGATGCATTGTGACAATCAGGGCAAATTCCAGAATTTCTGCGATCTGGGATTTTAACCTGCAGGAAAGTGATTGAGATCACTGTAAACGAGTTTTAACAGATATCTTAGACATCGTCTATTATATAGGTACTTATTTTTGTTTCTTTCA